CAGGCGAGGTCTTAATCAGACCGTCACCATCGACATACGTTCCACTGCTCGCACGCGTGAAACTAACAACATCTTTCTTGCCAATTTGATTCTTTAATGACTTCGCTCCAGCAAAATCTAGATCGAGCGTACTGCCGCGAAATTGTGCAGGTGAAAGCAGACCTGGCTTGATGCTGCGATTCAGCGCACCCTTGATGCTGGAACGTAGAGTTTGTGTCATCTCAAATCAAAGTGCACCAACAACACAAGCAACCGTAGGCGTTCCACCCGTAAGACTCACGAGACGCAACCGCACATATTCAACAGGACAGCCGTTCAACGCAAAACCACGGGTGCCGTTTGCGGTGATTGTCGTATCCAGCTCGTCTTGATCCAGATTAAAGAAGTTGGTGTCGTCCAAGCTGCCTTCAAAACGCACCACCACGTTGGTGCCAATGCTGCTCACAGTCACCTGGAACGTAACTGCCTGCGCGTTGACCTTGATCGAATTGGTGGTGCCTGCAGCTGTCAGGCTTGTTAAGGCCGCAGTTGTAAACGGATAGAGTGCCATGCTAAATCCACTGTCTACAAATCGACCTTACCATCATAGTTCAATACGACGCTCAAGACTTGAGCACGTAACTTGAACTTGTGGTGTTGTAGTACAGCTCACCAGAAGTCAGGCCGCCAGTGCCTGCTGCTGTGTCGTCCACATACTCTTCGATACCAAGCAAGGTGCGGACTCCAGCGGCTTGAGCGGGTTTGAACTTAGAAGTAGTTGATTCGTATTGCAGGATGTCACCGTTAGCTAGGGCAACATCTACAAGACCAAGGTCTTGGTCAGCAACAATTACATAACCACTAGTAGTCAAGCCATGGCTTGCCGTGAATGTGATGTCTGTAGCGTTTGAATGTCCTATTAAAGCGCCAACGCTTTGGACGGTGTGCTGGGTAAAGTTTGTGCCATCTTGCGACAGCCACATAGTGCTTAAGCCATTTAAAAAGCTGGTTTGATCAGTTCCATTGTCATCTGTATTGCGAACCCAAAGCCTGGTACTGAAGCCTGCGTACCATGTGCCATCAGTTGTAAGATTTCCGTTGGAGTCATAAGTAGACCATTGAGCGGTTGTTTGGTTGCTTGATTGATTTAGCGCAAAATCATCAAGATCTTCAATACCAAGACTTACCGCACCCGTCTGCGTATTGACGCTGGTAACAGATCCACCACCACCAGAGACCGTTCCAGGTTCCCATTGTTGGGCAGCATTATCCCAAACCAACGCTTGACCGTCAGTGGGTGCAACAGTTGTGGTGTCTACATCACCAATGTCGTCAATACTGGCGACAGATCCACCAACCGTTCCAGGCTCCCACTTGTTATTTGCGTTATCCCAAACCAATGCTTGCCCATCAGTAGGGGCAACTGTTGAGGTATCTACATCGCTGAGGTCGTCAATACTTGCAACAGTGCTGCCTTCATCCAACACATAAATCGTGCCGTTCATGTCGGCATGACTTGTGCATTGGTAGTACAGCGTGGATGGTGCGTCCATCCGCACGAGCCAAGTCAGCGTGCCATTGCTAACAGCGTTGTTTGTAATGCCATCGTTGTAAGCAGTACCGCTGGTGCCTTGCGTGCTTTGAATTTGAAATGGGTGAGCACCCATCTCGTTTTTGAACTTGTAGGTTTGCCCACGCACCACATAAATCGTGGGGTCAGTTTCAGTGCCCGCAAAACCAGGGCCAGCAAAAATGTAATCAGTAGTTCCGTTTGCAGTAAGCGTCCACGTCAAGCTTGCAATCGACTCATCGTCAGCGCTCAGGCTGCGAAGAACGATCCAGTCGGAGTTTGATGCGTTTCGCTGTTTTAGTACATTATCGGTAGTGTCTGCCCAATACTGATATGCGTAGGTGGTCGTCGGCGCAGTAGGGCCACTGCTATGCCCAACCATCGCTTCCAAGGCATTATTCAGGTCTGCCCTGAATTGAGCACCAGTCTGATTGTCAAGGATGAAATCGTGCTGTGGTGCCATTAGAAAATCTGCGGGACGTTTTCACCCAGCATTAGGTTAGCAGGGTTCGGGTTGCCAGCACCAGCGATGACTAGCTTGCGCTTATCTAAATTGTGTTGCCGGACCATATTGTGGCGTTTGTGTCGTTGTAATAATCGGCATTAGTCTGATAAAGCTTAAAGTAACCAGAGATTGTGAAGGTCGTATTGTTGTCAGTATCGGTGTTCCAAAATAAGTGTTCAAAAATGTAGTCGCCAACTGGGTGGATCGAAGTCCCAACAATAACTTCGCTTCCGGCTTCAAAAGGTAGGGCGGATAGTCCGTATTGGCTTGTATCTCTAGTCACTGTTGCGTTTGCAACCCAATTTGCTTGCCCCTGAGGGGTGTATCCAAGAGCGCCGTACTTTAATTGCGGAATGTACTGTAGTACTCCATATGCATTTGCTACTCTTTCCACAATAAATGGACCTGAGCCAGGTTGATCGACTGCTTGAACACGTTTTACAAGGGTTTCGCTGATGTAGATGTACCATCTCCAGCCTTGGTAATCTGCTGGATCAATTTCAAGTTCTTCATCATCTTCTTCAACTTTTACCGACAACACAACCGAACCAGTCATGATTTCGCCGTAGACAACTGGCACAGGTACACCTTCTCTAGAGGTTTGTTGTATACCGCTAAAGTTGTAGCTTCGTGCTGATGGATCTGTTGATTCCAGTGGATCTTCAGGCGTAGGACTGATAAGCGTCGAAATACCTTGCAAAATTAAACCGATGCCAAGTGGCGTTAAGAAAGAAGCAGCAAATGGAAAAAGAAACGCACCAGCAATTAACGCAGCACCGGTCAAAATTCCAGTAAGTGCTCCGCCACCACCTGCACCGCATATTGCTGGGATGATATGTATCTCGTGGCTGTCGCCAACTGGATTGTTTAGTTCGTCTTCAGATATAGCTCGACCATTCATCACTACGCGGTAGTGTCGTCCCCGCATGTGCGATTCAAGCTGCGGGAAATTTGACAGGAGGCAGCGCATCGTCTCTGATGCTGAATTCAATCCGACTGCTTTGAATGATCGGCGGTTTAGCACTTTGGCTAGCGGCCCATAAAATCTGACTGTTCTTTTTGGCTCACATTGAATAGCCGTCATTCTTCCTTACCAATTCCTACCGCTGTATAGGTAAAGGTCTGGTTCGTGGTCACAGTACCGCTAAACGTAATCAAGAAACCAAACGGCGTGATACTGGAAATTGAGTATGTAACGCCTGCCGGAAGAGCAGCGTTTGGTGTTGCTTGCACCAATGGCGGCTGGTAAAACGCATCGGCAAAAGTCACTGTGATTGATCCTGACGTTCCACCCGTAACGCTTTGTATTTCAGTGCGCTGCTGCAGGGATACAGTTACGCCCAACTCAGTAACTGCAACATTTTCTGCTGTGTTTGTCGTTGATAGCTCAGCTTTAAAAGCAAAACCACGACCTGTCAACGTATTGGCTTGTACTGGAGTCCAAGCGCCCCAAGTCGGTGAAGCAGAAGTTGGGTCGTCATCTGTCGCTCTTACATAAATCTGAACATTCGTGGCATCAGGCTCTCCTAAGTCAACCAAGCCCCAAGAATCGATTAGTTCCGTCTGGTCATCCATTAACTGACTTTCGTAAAATGAAGTGATGCGCAGATGACGAGTAAATGTAGGCGCGAACACCGTTCCAAGATCTACAACACTGTTAAATATGTAAGTTCCGGTTGCTGCAACTGTTGGATCTGTGAGAATCACACCACCTTGAGTGGCAGAATACTGCGTATCAGTAAATAGACCGGCAAAGCTTGGATCTTGCCGATTCGTTGAGATTACTGTTGCGACTGATCCGCTTGGTGCTGTAAATGAAGCAGTTGCTGATGTGTCAGATAGTATCCCTGACGAAGTTTCAAAACGTGCCAGGTACACACCAGTCAGTGCTGGAACTGTCGCTTGGGTGAACAACGATGAGACACGCGTGATAGGTATCGACGAAGCCCAAGTAGGGTTAGCAGTGTCTTGTGTGTGGCGGATATTTACGAAACCATTGTTGACGACATTGCTGCCAATCGGTTCATCCCATTGCAAAAGTGCTTGGCCTTCTGACGAACCAACCACCGTAAAGTTCAGTACCTGTTCTGCAGAAGTCAGGATTCCCTGGAATGACTTTGTTAGCTTTGCCGATGTAGCTGAGAATGTTTGGTTAGCCCCTTCAGAAAACACCTCAAACTCATACACACCTGGCGTTAGGTCGTAGATGTTTATGTCAGTCGCGCTGGTGTTGCGGCTATTCCAGTTGCCATCTTCAATGCGCCAACGCACTAAGTAACTAACGGTTCTTGCCGTACCAGTCCAGCTCAGCAAGATGTAGCTTTGTTGAACGCCGTTGCCATCGGTGTAAGGAACCTCTTCACCTGTCAAATTGGTGGGTGCTTCCGGTGGTTCATTGACGAGTTCTATGTTGGACGGATCTTCTAAAATAATGTCCTGCTCAATAGCGTCAAACTTGTTGGGGTCATAGGAAACACCTGTAATTTCATACTCAATAGCATCAACTTCTGTGACACCCATGACGCGCCAAAGCGTTGTTTTTACGGTGTCTGTTTGGATTGCCCAGACCGTATTTACGTTTGGAGTTTGAGTGAAGGTTCCACTGACATTGATTGTGTCACCGCTGACTGATGCAATATCAAGCGTCTCTAACGTTCCATCCGGTAAAACAACACTTAGCTTTGCGTTGTCGCTAGCAGTTAGAGAGGTTTCGTTCTGATCGTCAACTTGAATGCTGCTGGTTGTCGCTGACAATACGCGACCGCCACGCCGCAACCCGGCTTTTACTGGATCGCTTACTTCAATAATCTGTCCCGGTCGAACCACCACACCGGCATCAACACTGGTGCGGAATGTGATTACTTCTGCTTCGTTTGCTTCTGTATAAATCAGCCATTCACCAACACGCTTGGCTTGACCTCTTGAGGTGCAGCCGAATGCTTCAACTTGACGTTTGATAACTCCATACTTTTCGATTGATGCAACGTCTTCTGCAACCTCATAGCCTACATCGCGCTGCTTCATGTCGAAGTAACGGACTATGGCAACGTTGGCTTTTGTTTTTTGGCTGCTGTTTTGGTAGTTGAAACCATCAGCCGTAACATTGCTGAGGTTGAACAAATAAGACGCATCTTGTGGTCGATCTTGTGCAATGACGACTGAGCCTGCAGTCCAATACGGCATCGCACGGAATACAGACGATAAGTCGTTAATCAACTTGTAGGCTTCGCTAATGCTTTGGATGTTTACATTGCATAGAAAACGCGGCTCTACACCACCAAAGCCGTTGGGCACAAGCGCGTTTGCATATTGGCTTGCGCTAAAAAATGACCAACGATCCAGTGTGTCATAAGTAATGTGATCTCCAAAGCCGTATCTTTTTGCTGTGAGTAAATCCCAGAGAATCCAAGCTGGGTCAGTACACCATTGCGCTTGCTGGAAAGTACCGTCCCACGTTCCAGAGTATTCAAGTCGTCCGTTGTTTGCATCGACCTGGGCATTACTTGGAATCGCAACCTTAATTCCACGGACTCGGTAAGCGCGGCTAGGTATTGACGAAAACTGTTCTGCCGAAAAACGAAGTCCTACTAGCGCTGAGTTTGGGTAGGTAAGTGTTTCATAGATGATTTCGGTGTAGCTTGTCCAAATCAAGTCATTGCTTAACGTAATAGATTGGCTATCGTCTGTGACTCGTGTAACTCGAATTTGAACAGGGAAACTAGCTGGGTCGCCATCTAGCTGATAGACATAGCTTTTAGCGTAAGGATCAAGCGTTCTACCATTAATTTTCTTTTCGGCAAGTTCAATAAAGCCGCTGCCGTTAGCGTATTGAACTGAAAAACGAAACTTAACTTTTGTACCGACAATATCGCCATCATCTTGAATTTTTTCAAGACGTGGAACCGTAACCGTAAAGCGAACTGCATCAACATTTGTATCTGTAATTTCTCGCGTTAAAGGGCCGATGCTTTTGACGACTTTTTGGTTTACAGGAAAAATTTGATCAACTGAATCAGCAAAGCTAATTGGGTCTTGGTCTTGCCAACCCTTTCGGGTCTCAGCTTCTACATCTGGATAATTATACGAACCATTCTCGTTTTGAATTGGGACATTATTTAGGTAAACGCCTTTAAAGCCGCCAACGATTCCTTCGATTTCGCCTTCGCTGATTAGATCAATAACAGACGCTATCTGTGTTGATTCAAGGTTGTCCCCCTCTTCTTTTGGATTACTGCTTCCGCCGCTGCCGCCTTTGCCGCCTGCACCAGCGATGACCAGCTTGCGCTCTTCGGATTCAGGCATACCTGT